AGAACCTTTAACATACAACAGCAATCAACCTTAGATAATGACTGGCTTAAAATCATATCTAGCGGCACTGGTACTTCTACTGTTTGTGTCATTCAGAGTGACGGCGGTACAAGCACAAGTTGTTAGCATTGGAAACATAAGCGAGTTAAAAGGTAACGCCCAGGTCGTAAGAGATAAACCTTATGGCGCAAAGTTAGACTTTGACATCTTAAGTTATGACAAAGTAGAAACTGCTAAAGGCCGTATGGGCATAACATTTGTTGACGAAACACAAATACGTTTAACAGAAAATTCTAAAGTTCTAATAGATGAATTTGTATTTGATCCAAATCCTGACAAATCAAAAATGGCTCTTACTTTTGCGAAAGGCACCGCAAGATTTGTAACAGGTAAACTAGGGAAAGTACGTAAAAAAAATATCAAGATACGCACTAACAGCGCAACCATTGGTATTAGGGGTACAGACTTCACCATAACGGTAGATGAGCTTGGTAGATCTTTAGTCATCTTATTGCCAAATTTTGACGGTACATCTAGTGGCGAGATAACAGTAGAGACAGCTATGGGAATGGTAGTTCTCAACCAACCTTATCAATCTACAGTTGCAAGTGTTTATGAACAAGCACCAACTAAGCCTGTTATTTTAGATCTAACTTTAGATCTTATAGACAATATGTTGATTGTTAATCCACCCTCTGCAAAAGAAGATCTGCAAGAAACTACACAAAATCAATCTGTTGCAGATTATTTAGAGTACAACGATTTAGAAATTGACTACTTGTCAGAAAATTTTTTAGACAATGAAGCGGATCTGGAGTTTACAGAACTAGATATAAATTACCTAGATGTAAATTTTCTTGAAGATCTCCTAAATATTATTGATGCCCTGGCTATAGATGATGAAGAAGATAAGTTAGACCAGGTTGCAACAGGCATCAAAATAAGCGGAACTGACATTGGCCAGGACAAAGATACGCAGATCACTACAATTATTACAGGCCAACAAATTAGCCTTATTAGATCTGTAGGCAACAGTTTTAGGATAGATCTGGAAGGATCAGGCGCGTATACGTTAATTCTTTTACAAGATGGCGTAGAGAATGTCGTAAAAATCAACGGAGGATCATCAAATACAATCAAAATAAGGCAAGGAGACTAAAAAATATAACGCCTACATGAGTTGACAGACGTAAAACGCAACTTACAAATTGAACTATGAAAGAATTACTAAAGTCAGTTGTAGGTGCTGTAGCACCCACTATAGGAACTGCCCTGGGTGGACCAATGGGCGGTATGGCAATGAATATGGTTTCTCAGGCGTTGGGATGCAAGAACAATCAAAAAGATATTGAACAAGCTGTGCAGAACGCCACGCCTGAGCAACTTGCAGAGTTAAAGAAACTAGACAATGAGTTTGAAGTAAAGATGAAAGAACTAGATGTAGATCTTTACAAACTTGAAACAGCAGACATACAAAATGCCAGGGCAACATTTTCTAAAGACTGGACCAGTAGAATTGTAGGCATCTTAATTATCCTAGGATTCTTAGGCTATATCTTTACAGTAACTTTAATGCCACCAGATCAAAACTCAGACACAATAGTTAGCCTGGTCCTGGGTTACTTAGGTGGCCTGGCATCTGCCATCATATCTTTCTATTTTGGCGCATCACAATCTAAAGATGATTAAAGAACTAACGGCACATTTGATAGAGTTTGAAGGGTTAAGATTAAAACCTTACCACTGCACGAGCGGAAAACTAACGATAGGCATAGGCCGCAACCTGGACGACAGAGGTATCTCAGAAGATGAAGCGATGATTCTCCTGGCTAACGACATCAAGATTGTCCAGGAAGAGTTATTAGAAAGATGGCCCTGGATTAACGAACTACCGCCCAGGGCGCAAATGGTAATGATGGATCTTGGGTTTAATATGGGCGTACCTGCCATATCAAATTTTCAAAATATGTTACGAGATCTACAGGATCGAAATTGGGAAGGTGCGGCTGTTAATCTACTTGATAGCAGATACGCGCAACAGGTCGGAAGAAGGGCAATATATAACGCGCATCTTTTGGAAACTGCGGACGACCATACATTGCCCTCTAAGGTTAACGTATAACATCTAAGCCTATAGAATACAGGCCGTCTTGTTGCCTGACAGTGTGCATCCTATATTCCTTATCTAAATTAGATCTGTAAAACGCCATCCTAACGCCCTGGTAAACTTTACGTTCCAGGTTAATTAAACTTTTGCCATTAGTTAACGCTTCTAAATGTTTTTGGTATTTAGGAGTTTTAACGATTGGCTCATCTGATGTTTCAATTTTCATTTGTTACTTCCTTCTTTTATTTGCTTATGTGTAATATCAATAAAGCCTGTACGATAAGTTACATCTTTAAAACTACCCTTTACGCCAAACTTTTTTACTATATCTTTTAGTGCAAATTCTATAGTTTCAATATTAGCTATAAGTTGATCTACATCTTTTATGCGTATGTTTATATCTATAAATCTATCTGTATCAATCATTTTGCACCTCTTTTATTGTTATTGATTTTTGTCTAGCCGTATAACCTGGCTTTGCAGGGGTTACTTTTTCTGGTTGTGGCTTGTAAGTACGAACAGGCCATTTGACGTGGTAGGTCGTGTCTTGCAATGTCACAGATCCAGAAGTATTTTCGCCAAGTAAAGACATAAGACTTAACTGTGCATCTTCTTTAACTGACTGCCAATGCTTTATAGATTTCTCAGCATGGTTGTATAGATCTATAAAATCTAAAGCATCTTCCTCTAGTTCTATATGCTCATCTTTTGCATCCTGGTAAATCAAACCTGCATCGCTTGGACTTTTAGGAGGAAAAAAATCTTCTTCCTTTATTCTTCTGTCCATGTCTTTAACAAGTTCATGTATACGAGCAACCATTTCATCATCGCGTTCATAGATAAAGTAACGCCAATAGATGCTCTGATAACAAATTACCAGGACACCGTAAGTAGCCGCCTTTATATCCATCAAGCCTTGCAGTTGCATTGGTCCGCGCCAGGAAGGTGGTTCATCTTCTGGATAAGCAGAGGTTAATTTACATTCCATAACACCATTGCCTTCTATATAGATCTCTTTGGTATCGGTTAAGACATAAACACCCTTTTCAGGATCTTCTTTAATAGTCTTACCGTTGGACCAACACAATCCATCTAAAGATCCTTGTAATGGAATACTCGGATGCCTTATAGGTAGTTCTATATCAACTAATACACGTTCTAACCCAAGATCTTCACCCGCTTGTTTAAGCAAGACAGGTTCTAAAGTATCGCCCCTGGACATAACTACAGACTGTTCCTGGCGTATATCACCGCCATTCTTTGCCGTAATCATTTCGCCCAGGAGTTCAACTTCTGATTTCCAAGGGTTTTCACCTGCGGCCGTAGCCAAAATAGAACATGACATTTCATGGTCATTGGTCAGCTTGCCTACCATTGTTTCTTCCTTGCTATTTCATCTTGTAACTCGCGTACTGATGTCGTAGTTAAGATGGGTTTTGTCCAGATCTCAGTATAGCCATCCTTGTTTTGACGTATTTCTAGTACGTCCTGGATAGGTATATCTTTGATTCCTTGGGCAAGCACATAAGGTTTTATAGTCTTCATGCTACACCCCCAAACAATGCAATCAATATGACTGCTACGGCTATAGATCCGAAGATCTCAGCACTAGCAATCTTAGATTGTTTAGCTAACTTAGCCTGGTTAGATCTACTAGATTTAGTAGGTTGGTTTAGTGATTCTGCGTAATTTAAACTTCTATATATTATACGAACCATTAATAATATATTTAGTGGTACAGCTTGTGTGACTACACTAGATGTAGGATTAGCAAAATCAATAACTTGGGAAGGTTTTATATATCTATCTTTTAACATATTTACTCCTTAGTTAGATTTTATAAATGATGTGTAAACTTTAATAGTCATTGCAGTAACAACCTTTAGGCTCTACACGGCTCCTTTGTAACTCTTATGCACCGTATCATCACCGTCATTGGCGAGTAACTTGGTGCTGTAATTAGCACTGTCTATCGCGTGCCTGGCGTGTAGCAATCGCAAGTAGCCAGG